CGTCGCGGCGGTTAACTCATAGGTTGAATGTCTGTAGCAGCCTCGTTGCGAGGCAACCCCTTATCGGCCCGAAAGGCTGGTAGGGGGTTTTTCGCGTCGCATTAGCCTTGACAGTATGCGCGGCAATCTGATGCTTCCGTCATGCCGAGTTTTACTCTCCCCGAAGGCGTTGAAATTCCTGAGAATCTGAAGGAAGGCGAGGCGTTCCAGACGATGGCGACTATCGTTCTCGGCAAGAACGGCAAGGCTGAGTTCATCGAGATTGATGGCATGGCCATCCCCGGCTACGAGAAGAAGTCGAAGGGCAAGAAGCTGGCCGAGCGTGGGGAGGAGGAGGAGGAGGAGTACGAGGAGGAGGAGGGTGCAGCTCCCGGCGGCGGCGGTTTCATCGCCGAGGTGATGCAGCGCGGTCGTGGGCCGATGGCCTAATTCAAAAGATAAAAGCGTATGTCCGACATTACATGCACTGAAACAGCGACGTTGCTAAGCGAGGTCAGTCCTCTTGGATGCCGCTCGCCGTGGGAGCGTGAGATGGCGAAGATTGCGCTTCTCAATCGCATCGCGGACGGGGCTGGTACGCCTTCAGCAAATGCGGCATCGTTTGGAAACATCAGGTCGATTGCGGCATCGACGGCAATTATTTCGACCGATTTCGCAATTATCGCAAATTCGACATCGGGAGCGATTACGGTTTCGCTTCCCCCAGCCGCTACGGCAACTGGTCGTATCTTTTTCGTGAAGCGGGTGAATGCTGGCGCAAACAATGTGACTGTCGATCCGTTTGGTGCTGAAACGATTGATGGTGCCGCGACTCATGTTTTGACCGCTCAATGGGCGAGGGTTGAAATCATCAGCAACGGAACAGCGTGGTTCCTTGTAGCACACCAATAACATGGCCGACTCTTCCATTGATTGCTTGGGTGCATCCCAGCTTATTGCCGAGGTTTCGGCAACTGGGTGCCGTTCGCCGTGGGAAATGGACTTGCTTGAACTTGCCCTTCTCAATCGGATTCTTCAGTCAAGCGGTGGTGGCATTTCAGAATTTCCGTTGACGGCAGACATGACTGCAATTACCGCAGACATGACGAGGATAACAGCCGATCAAACTGAGTATTACATACTGCTCACCGTTGACGTTACAACAATCACCGCAGACTCAACAACAACAACTGCGGATAGAATCAGCATTTATTGACGGAAACACATAACAGTTAAACATCATGGCAAAACAGACCATTAACATCGGCGCATCGCCGAACGACGGAACGGGGACGCCGCTGCGGACTTCGTTCGATTATTGCAATCTGAACTTTACGGAGCTGTACACCGCGACAGGTCCGAGCGGCAACAACATCGTCGTACCGGGAACCGCCACCATCACCGGCGATCTGACGGTGGATACCAGCACCCTGAAGGTGGACTCGACGAACAATTCGGTGGGTATTGGGACGGCGAGTCCGGCGTATGTTGCGGACGTTTCGGTTGCAACCACTGATGGTTTGCGTGTCAAAAACACACTCGCAACTAGCGCGTACTTTAACCGATTTCACATCAGCAACGACACCGGAATCAATTTCATCGGTTATGGCCCATCGTATGGAGGAGGAACCATTCTTGGTCTTGGTGTTGGAAGCAATTCGATCTTCTCTGATGCCGCTGCTCCGTTTGGAATCGCAACCACGGTAAATCAGCCGCTCGTTTTCGGAACAAATGGCTCCGAAAAACTCCGCATCGACTCCACCGGAAACGTCGGCATCGGAGTTACGCCGAATGCGATTTCTAACGTCATTCGCTTGGAGATTGGCGGCGAAGTCAGCACTAACCTTACTCTTCGTAGCTCGTCTACGAATGCCTCTGCTCGCAACTGGATGGTTGGATCGAATGTAAATGCATTTGGCGATTTCGTAATCCGTCAGAGCAATTCGCAGGGTGCTGAACCTAACTCTGGAACGGATCGGTTGTACATTGATCCGTCTGGAAATTGCGGCATCGGAGTTAGCACGTTTGGAACCTCTGCCGCTAAGGTTCTTGGTCTTGCTAACGCTACTGCTCCAAGCACTTCTCCCGCTGGCATGGGTCAGCTCTACGTCGAAGCCGGTGCGCTGAAGTACCGTGGAAGCTCCGGCACCGTCACCACCATCGCAGCCGCCTAACCAATACCATTATGACCATCCTCTGGCTCATCGAACGCCTTCTCGTAAAGCCCACCGAAGGCTCTCTCACGGACGTTGTGATTACCGCCGATTGGCGATGCAACGGCTCGCAGGAAAACTTCAGCGGCACTTGCTACGGCTCATGCTCGTTCGCACCGCCGAGTGGCTCGTTCACGCCTTACGAAGATCTGACGCAAGATCAAGTCTTGCAATGGTGCTACGCCAACGGCGTGGACAAGAACGCCATCGAAGCGAACGTCACCGCGCAGATCCAGAACCAGATCAACCCGCCCGTGGTGAGTCTGCCGCTGCCGTGGGTGCCTCCCGCTCCTCCGGTTGTGGAAAATGTTGCAACGGCTGATTCGATTGCCGATGCTCCGGCGGCATGATTAAAATTGAACTGACCGCCGAACAAGCGAACATCCTCCTGCAACTCGTCGAAATCGCGATGAAGGCTGGCAACATCAACAATGTGAAAGCCGGACTTCCTCTCTACGATCTTATTCTCGACGCGGCCAAGGCTCAGGCTCCAGCCGCTAACTAATCGCATACGATGACGGACCACCACGCTTTCATTCGAGATATCTCAATAGGCGTCGGTGGTCCAGCCATCGGCATTCTGGGGAACGCGGTATTTTCCGATCCTCACCTCAAGACTGCATCATTGGCACTTGGCGCAATCGCCGCGCTTCTAACCTGCGCCGTGAAAGCGGTCGAACTGTATCGAAAACTCAAGAACGACAAATGAACCCTAACATCGCCTCTCTTATCCGCCACATCCTCACCGCCGCTGGCGGTTTCATCGTCGCCAAAGGTCTGGCTAGTGCCGATCAAGTTTCCGAACTTGCCGGTGCCGCCGTGAGTATTTCTGGCGTCGCTTGGTCGATTTACAACAACAAGTCGAAGAACGCTTCCAAGCCTGAATGAACTTCCTGGCCGACTTGGTGATGAAGCTGGTCATCTGGCTTCATGCGCTGACGAAGCAGGATACGACAAATGAAGACGCCAAGAAACAACCTGATCTTAAGCGTTCTCTTCTTGATCGTGTGCGCGAGCATGAGCGTGAGCTGCGCGAGCCGGGTGATTTACGTCCCGCACGGGGAGCCGGTGAGGCTGGCACAGAGCGTAAAAGCTAAGGTTTGGGTCGTTGACGCGAGCGGCAAATCGGTGCGCAGCCAGAACCGCATTACCATCCATGAAGGCTGGTACGCGCTTCCGAAAGAGTAACTGACCTAAAGCGAAAAGCCCCCGGCGGTAGTAAAAACCATCGGGGGCTATTTGTTTTTGAGCGGATCAGCGTCCCAGCGACTTCAAGACACTCGCAACGAAGTCCTCGCTCTTGGCAGCATTCGCGTTAGCCGGTCGTGAGCCGCCGCCACCCGTTGCCTTAGACGTAACTCCCGGCTCGCTGCCACGATACTTCGCCAGTTCGGCTTGCAAGCGTTTGTTCACTTCGACCTGAGAATAGAGAAGCTCGCGGTATTTAGGCGCGGCAGCGGCCCAAAGAGCGGCCTTGGCGAGGTCCTCTTCGCTGTTCTCGCCATTGAAGATCTGCTGCGCGAGGCTCAGACGCTGGTTCAGCTCGCCGTTCCATTCCTCATCGCCCTCACGCGGTTCGAAGATTTCAAGCGCGCGAGCGTTCTCGCTGACCTTAGCCCAAGTCCTGGTGGCCGACTCCAATGCAGCCTTCGTACCCTGCTCGTTGTCCTGCTGGTACTTCGAGATGATGGCGTCGTAATCGGACTTGGCCTCGGAAATCTCCGACGCCTTTTCGCCGTTAATCTCGTCGTACTTAACAATCAGCGCGCCGAGCTTGGCTTTCTTGGACGGTGAAAGACCTTCGACAATGTCGTCGATCTGCGAGTTGCGGTAATCGCTCTCGGGCGACTTGAGTAGGCCAACGAGCCTCTCGCCATCGCTTCCGACAAGGCTCTTCACGGAATCAAAGACGCCATTGATCTTGCCTTCGTACTTCTTAACGAACTCAGGATGACGTTCGACATCAAGGATGCGGACACGCTCGGAAAGCGCATCACGCTCCTGCTGCAACGTCTTAAGCTGCTCCTCGAAGTTCGGATTGCTGGTTTTTCCAGACTTCAGCTCCTCAAGCTGCTTGGCTAGTGCAGCCTTCTCTTCCTTGATCTTGCGGAATGCGTCAGCGGCCTTAGTGGACTTGATCGTCTCGGGGATATCGGAATCAGCGTCCGTAGAAGTCGGAGCCTCGGCCTGCTGCTTTTTCGCGCCAAACATCCGCTCGATGTCCATTTCAGCCTTGCTGAGCTTGGCGTCCGCTGGCTTGGTCGGCTTCTGCTTCGCCACCTTCGGCTCTTCCGTAACTTGCGAGGCAGAATTGGCCGACTCGTCAGCCAATGCGGCGTCATCAATGCCACTCGCCTTGAAAGCGTCGATAAACGAGCTGCCAAAGTCGGGAGTTTTTCCGTTGTTGACGAGAGGTGAGTTCAGTTGTTCTTCCATAATCTATTAGTATTGCTTATCGAATGTTGCTTCTGGTTCTTTCGCTGTTTCAGTTACTGCCAATTTGCGAAGGTTTTCAAGACAATGCGCGTAGCCAGCGGTTACACCGGCTGCGAAAATAATGTCCGATTCCTTGCTTCCATGCGATGGCATCGGCACCGGCATGGATTCGGCCACGATGCGTAATGCCATGCGTAGGACTGGCATGTTCAGGATCTGCGCCAGTTCAGCCTGTTGGCCATCAGTCTGCCAATCGGACAGATTGATGTCAGGCAACTCCAGCAGGTTCTTCGGATTCTCCTTCTTCAAGCCTCTTAGCCAGTTGATCATACTTTGTTTCCTTGTTTCGTTTCAGTTTATGCCTCGGCGGAATTGGGTCGAGAATATCGTCTAATTTGGGCGGATTCGCCTTATTTACGACATCGCGATTCGGTC